CTCTATTAGTAGAACCAACTTTTTGTATCTGTCCCTGAGGATAGTATACAAAATATTCATCAATTTCTGGTTGTGTAAATGATGCGATATTATCAACATCTATGGAGTTTAAATAATTTCCTCCCAAATTTACTTTGGTATTATCTTTTCTTTGTTGACGAATATATCTAGTCTTTAGTGCATCAATATAACGAATATCCTGTATTCCCTCTTGAGGCTTCTTTAAATCTATAACTTTATGATAAATTAATCTTCCATCCACATACCAGTTCTTAAAAATCTCATGTGCTTTCTTATCAAAATCTAAGAGATCTTTAATATGTTTAAATTCTTCTCTAATTATTTTTTTAAGACTATCACTTGCATTTAGATTGCTCAATTCAATTTCAACGGGAGAATCATTTAAATCACTAACAATTGCTTCATTTACTACGTTTTCGATAGCACTGTCACATTCTGGGTGAAGTGCCATTTCACGGTATCTCTTAATTAAATCATATTCATTCCTGTAGACACCTTCTATGTCTACATATTGACCATAAAATCCACTAGTTAAATAGTAGTCAACCCCATCCTCGTTGTTTTCGGGGACAGGGGAGACTGCATTTTTTGATAACTTATTATCGTCCTCAATAGAGAACCCAAATAATTTTGCCATATTATAAAAAAAATAATCTTTCTATTATTTAGATTACTTCTGAATTGGCAGTTGGACCTGTTGCTTCCCACCACTGAACTTGAAGATCTACAGTAAATTCTTCAATTTCATTTTCATTATTATATGATAAATCAATTTGAGAAACATTTGTTGGGAAGACACTGTGTACAATATATTTTCTCAGTTCATCAATTGATCCACCTTGGGTTCCTTTGGTATCCAATCCAGTGTATGCACCTTTAGAAAGTTGAAGTACGTTCATATCCAACATATACTCACTTGGATTAATTGTTCCACTTCCATCCGAGACCTTCACCATAAAATTCATCCATCTTTCAAACAGATTTCTCCACTTAAAGTCGGTGTCGTTAATTACGGTAATGGTCCAAACATCGAATGTTCTATCACCAGCAATTTTCAGAGTTCTTCCTCTAAAAGGAACTGGGATTTCAGAAATAGTCGATGCAGGAAGACCTGCGGTTTTGATGAGCATATAATCATCAGATTCGATATCAACTCCCATCCATTGGAAGGATGAACTTGGAGCACTTCCAAAACTTACTTCAAATAAATTACTGCGAGCACCACCCCCAGATAATTTTGATTTAAATCTATCAATAGTTCTTTCGTTGAAACTTGGCATTGTTCTTCTCCTTTAAATTAAACTGTTCCGACAACGGTTTCAAATGAAACACCCGTTCTCGTAGCAACGAATGTAATACCAATGTAATTGATAGAACGAGCAGGTTTTACATATATATCAGCAACGAATTCATTTCTATCAATAACTGCTGGGGTATTGTTTGTTTCATCACACACCAATAAGAAATCTGAGATTCCTCTCTTTGCCTGAACATCTCTCAGGTATGGTTCAACAATGTTGATGAAGTTTGCTCTTGTGGAAGCATCATTGAATTCAAATAGTTGTGAATCTGCAGCACTTCCAATTGCCCTTTCAAGTTCAATAAACAATCTACGAACATTAATTCTATCAAATGCCGATGCATATGATAGAGCAGTTTTATCACCAAACAGAATAGGTCCAGAACCGGGATATGTAATTACTGGATTGATTCTATTTGAATACAATTCATCTCTATCATCTTGATTTGGATTATATGCAAGTTTAATTGCATTCTTAAGTGCCCCTCTTGCCTTTCCTGCTGGAGAGAACCAAGGATACTGATTGATATCAGTTCTCACACATAATCCAGCAATATCCGCAGAGCAAGGAATATAAACATATTCTTTATTAAATCTGTCATAGATGTATTGATAACCTGAATCAAATACTGCGTATGAAGAAGATGGGAGTGAGGTGAAGAATGAAAGAACATTCTTGAGTTTGTTTGATTCAATCGCAACATTTACAGTTGCTGATCTATGTGGAGAAATGAATGCCACACAATCCTTTCTAGTTTCTGCGGCAGAAATTAAATAAGTTGCCTTTGCTTGTTCGAAGTCAATAGAACCAGAAGCACTTCCTTGTAGGAGGAAGTTTAGATCAACTTCTGTTGGATTAGAAAGTTTGGTTATAGCAGAATTGAGATCTGCGAGATCAACTGAGAATCCTCCAACATTAGACACATTTAAAGGACCAGTTGAATAATCCTTTCCACCAGTTAATGTAAATGATACATTTCCAATTGAGTTGAAGTGTACATCGTTCGAGAGTTGTCCCCAAGTTCCAATGGAAGTTGAAACTGGAGTAAACCCTGATGAGAATCTAGATGAAACTTCAGTGATTCCCCAGTAATCATCTGTACCCACAACTGCCCCTGCATATACATATTGAGAATTTAGTGCAATGTAATCTTTGTAGTATACGTTTTCAGAGGGTGATATAGTAGTATCTTCTGCCTTTGAAAGATTTCTAAAAATCTCTAAGATTTGTTGTGGATTTCCTGAAAAACTCGATGCTCTTGTATTGTCAACAACTACAACGTGCATAGCATCATTGCTTCCACCTCTGAGAGTTACATACTGATTATTTCTTGGTTTTGGTGCAATAGACTTCCAAAGAATGTTTTGCGTATCACCGTTTGCAGTGCTCAAAACATATTGCGTGTTGTACCAATCATTTATAGAATCTGGGGATAAAACTCCAGTGTTTGATACAACATCAACCAGCATTATTTCACCTGAAGACTGGTCTACCAAATAATCTCCAGCAGTTATGCTTCCAATACCATCCAATAAAAGTGTATTCTCTACAGAAGATGCTTGAGTGGTTACTTCAACATCCGAAGATATTGCAGTTATAATCTTAACTAAAGAACCATCATCATGATCTGCTGCAACTGTGCCATAAGAACCTCTAGTTACTTGGATTGTAGTTCCAGTAACGGAATCCACTGCTAAGATTTCTCCATCAATTAATAAGTATTTTCCAGATGCGATTCCAGTTGCATCTGAAACATATAGAAGTCCGTCAGTATCTTCAAATTGCTGCCCTCCAGGCATATCCAAAACAGTTGTTCGGTCTATGTTTAGAGTAGTTAAAGATTGTCCGATGCCAATAGTATCTGCAGTGTTTGTCCCTATATTCTCTCTAGTTACAGAAACCGCAGTAACACCAACTCCTAAAGAACCATTAAAGTAAATGGACTCTTCAAGTGAGAATGAATAGATTCCTCTTTCGGTGTAGTCTTGAACACTTTCATCCCCACCTAAAACTTTGTTAGTGATCTTTACGTAAATCTCATCAGACCCTACCCCAGAAATAATACCCTTCAAATAACCACCATCAATTACTTGAGTAACTCCGATTCCAACAGAAAGACCAGTCGTAGTAATGCCAGTAAATGTTTGATCGGCAAAATTGTCAATTACACATACTTTAATGCCATCTGCCCAGTATCCTGGGTTTTTAGCTGCCCAATAATACGATGATTGTACGGATGCCTGGTAGTGCTCAAAATTTTTAATTTTAGTACTAGTCGAAGCTGCCTCAACTGCAGCATTTGCGTTCTTTAAATTTGTAGAATCTGATCTTACTACCTTCAAACTTCCACCGTATGAAAGGAAGTTTGAAGCAGAGTACCAGTACTCATAGTGATAATCATTTTTTGATGGGGCACCAAAAATGTTTACTAAATCATTTTCAGATCTTATTGTAGTTACTTCTTCTACTGGACCTCTCTCAAAAGGAGCTGCAATTCCTGCTGCTAAAGGTGAAGTTGCACTAACTGAACCCCTAGTTAAATCTACTTCTCTAATTGAAATCCCTGGAGATGATAAGCTTAAAGCCATTTTGACTCCTCTAACTGCTTCATTTTTATCTAAAAGTATTTATAAATTTGTCCTTTTATCTATATTCCCACATGTATGACCTGTCACCATATTCATCTACATTCCAAACATCACCTATAGAATCTACAAATTGAGTGTCATCATCGATTCCAGTTAAAATAAACCCGAATGGTGACATATCTTGATCTATTTGATTTTTCTGCTCCTCATATAATCTCTTTCTAACATCTTGGTC